CTCTCGCCCAAGCAACATCGTGTCCTTACCGTCGTGCGTGGTCTTCACGATAAGTACCATACCGACCCTGTTGGCTGGGTTCGCGACAACATCGACTTCTCTGGTCTCAAATACCACGAACTTACCCCACACCAGAAGGAAATTATCACCAATCTTTATCAACACCACCATCTTTGTGTCTCCGCTGGTGGTGGTATAGGCAAATCCGCTCTCGCTGCCATCACAACCCTCTATCACCTCTCCACTAATTTCTATGCTAAGGTTCCTACGACTGCTCCATCAGGTAAATTATTAGATGATATTCTCTGGTCCGAAATCGCCTTCTGGCTAAAGCGTTGCAAATGTCAAGACCTATTCATCCTCAACCAAGGCAAACTCCGCCTCCGTGACTTTCCCGAGTGGTATGCAGTTGCCAGAACCGTTCCAAGGGACGGAAGGAACCTAAATGACACACTCGCCGGCTTTCACTCTCCCGCAACACTCATAATAGTCGATGAAGCAAGTGGGGTACCTGACCCAGTTTACACTGCTCTCGATGGAGCGCTTACCGACGAGAACGCTATCATTCTTCTCATCTCCAATCCTGTTAGTACAGGTGGTTATTACTACGATACCATCTCTGACCCAGAAGGCAAGGGTTCAAATTACACCGTCCTATACTTCGATTCTCGCGATTCTCCCCTCGTCTCCAAAGACTACGAACAACATATCGCTACTCGCTACGGACGCAACTCCCCCATGTACCGTGCTAAAGTCATGGGCCTCCCCATCTCCGAGCTCGAAACCTGCATCATAACCCCCGAAGATTACGACACTCTCATTCTTCAAAATCGCGAACGTCACGTTGGTAAAGTTACTCTCTCTGGTGACATAGCTGGTGAGGGCGAAGACCCCACTGTCCTCTGTCTCCGTGAAGGCAACTCCATCTTCGAGTGGATCAAGTACCCAACCAACGACACTACCTTTGTCGTTGATGAAATCCTCCGTCTTCACCAAACCCGCTTCCTAACCAAACCCTTCTCCGTCATCATCGACGCTCAAGGTATTGGCGCTGGTGTCTACGACACCCTCAAACGCATTAACAAGTTCCCCACTATCGCCTACATAGGCGCAGAAAAGCCCTTCAACATCAACATGTTCGACATCAAGCGAAGTGAAGGCTACTACAAACTCAAGCAAGAACTCCGCGATCTGCACTTCCCCATCACTCCTCCCCCTGAACTCAAAAAAGAACTCGTCAATATCCGTTTCGACTACTCCAAAGGCCCGATCTCCATGGAAACCAAAAAGCACCTCAAATCTCGTATTGGCCGTTCTCCTGACCACGCTGATGCTCTCATGATGTCCTGTATGGTAGACAACTACTCTCTCGGCTGCCACGCCATCTATGTTCCCAAGACTACTACGAACGTAATGCAAAAACTCTACATCCCACGTCGAGAGCAACTCTTCCGTAGTAAATACGGTAAATTCTTATAACCCCTTATTTGCGCAGTGCAAAATACTAGGAGAACGCCATGGAAAAGGAAAATCTCGTAAATGTTGTTAGGCTGCCTCATTTGGTAGATGAGATAATTATAGATCCAGAAACAAGGACGGTTGGTTATGTGCCCTTTGCAAAGATGGCGGCACTGGTAGGTAATAGACCGATGCCAATTGGGTTGCCTGGATATAGGGATTATATAAAGGGTGGGAGTTCCATGGAGTATATGATGGAACTGACGCCACCGTCGGGACTGGACTTATACATGAGGATGAGGACAACTGACCCGATTGTTGGTGGGTTGATGATGCAGTATGAAAACATCATTAGAAAGTTACAGTGGGACGTCATCGGACCGAACAGCACGTTTGTTAAGAATCAACTCCTAGACATGGAGACGCCCTTGATAGATGTGCTATATGAAGCCGCCTCGGCACTAACATTCGGCTTTTATATCGGAGAACTCCTGTGGGATGTGCGTGGAGGGAGCGTGACTTTGTATGATATTGAGCCAAGATACCAGCCGTCGATAGACTACATAAATGATGATAATGGGAATGTGGTACAGGAAGTCACACAAATGAAGATTGGAGGCTTGGTTCGCAACATTCCATACACGAAATGTTGGCATCATAAGTTTTTCTCGTATGCAAGAAACCCCTACGGGATTTCACTCCTGCGTCATATCTATAAGCCTTACTACTTCAAGCTATCTATCGAGGCGTCTGAGGCTGTCGGACTGGATAGAGACCTGACTGGACTACCAATTATGACTGCCCCCGAGGGATTTGATTTCCAGGCAGCTGATCCTGGTTCACCAAACTACAGCCCACAAGTTGAACAGACACTTAATTGGGCGATAGACATTGTATCCAATGTGAGAAAAGATAACATGCAGGGAGTGGTAAAGCCGAATGGCTGGACGTTTGACATTGTGCGAGGGGAGAACAGGACGACGATACCGACTAACGACATAATCTCCCGCTATAACACTGAGATGGCAGCAGGGTTACTTGAGAACTTTCTATCCCTGGGTGCGTTTGCGACTACGAACAACGCGAACACTCAGATGCATATCACGAACTTTCTAAGTGCCTGTGAAGCACTCGCAATGTCTCTAGCATCGACATTTACTCAGCAAGTCATCCATAGGATCTGTGATTACAATGGAAAGAAGTCCTATCCACAGCTGATTGGGAGAGTTGTGAATATGGGTGAGCTTACTAACGTCTCCAGGTTCCTTAGTGATCTTGTGAAGGCTGGAGTTATAAATCCGAACAAAGAACTTGAGGCTGCCATGTTGCAGATGTCTAACCTGCCAGAGAATGCGAATGCCATTGGTTGGGGAGACGATGGTGGGCCAAAGAAAGTCACACCAAAAGTAGTAAAGCCTTTAGTGCCGCAATCACAAGATCAAACACAAAACCAAACACAGATTGACACTACAGGAGCACAAACTCAGTAAAGGAGGATAACAATATGCCTAACGTAATTCGATCCCTTGATATTCCCGCGTATATCTATGAAGCCTACAATACCCAGGCGAAACGGAGAGACTATCCAGACAGTTATTTTCTCTTAGTCGAAGGAGGGAATAAAAAGTTTCCTTATCGAGATCCCAAAACCGGAGCATTGCACTGTGGGTTAATAAAAGCAGCCACAGGGAGAGCAGGACAATTCAAATATGACGCTGTTTTGAAGAAAGCCCAGGCACTCTACAATAATAACTGCAAGAAAAATGAGAAGGAAATGCCGATCTCCATTATCAAGGCTATCAGTGGAGAGGAAATCCTTGGTATTGTCGCTTCACCGGAAGAAAAGCCAGATGTAGATGGACATATCTTCGACAAAGAAGCAATCAAGGAAGCCTGTCATACTTACAATGTCGAGTTTCGACAAATCGCACTCCATCACGGAGTTCGCCTCGGTATGAGTGAAGCCATGCTGCTCGAAAGCTACACGGCTCCGACAGACCTGACCATCAAGGACGGTGACAAGTCCTTCACAGTCAAAGAGGGAACGTGGTTACAACGCTGGCGAATCCTGGATGAGGGGTTACGCGAGGAAGTAAAGCAAGGAGTCCTAAAAGGTCTCTCCCTTGGAGGCCATATTTACGAAATAGAACCAGTCTAACTCTTCACGTCAACAATCCCTTGGTGTGGTGATACCCCTTAGTCACCACACCTTTTTTCATAAATTCATTTCCAAAGAAAACCATTGACAAATCCCGCATAAAGCCCCATTATGTTTTTCGATAATGGAGGTTTTCTATGCCTGAACCTAACACAGATTCAAAAACTCGACGCATCAAACGCTTTAGGGTACATGAGGTCAGTCTAGCTAGCTTCCCAAAAAACGAATTCTCGTTTATCACAATCAAAGAAGGAGGAAAATATATGAGTGCAATATTCAAACTCATCGCTTCCCTTTCGCAGAAGTCCGACAAAGTCCCAGAGGCAATGAAGGAAGAGCTGAAAACCAGTGCTTCCGATGTCACGGCAAAGGACTTTCTCGCGGCAATGACGGAAGCGGGTATCAAACCCACCGAACTCTTTGCTGAATTCCCTGGCAAGAAGTTCATTGACGAGAAGGACTTTGTTGACAAGGCAAAGTTCGACGTCGTGGAGAAGGGCACTTGGGACCCAAAGAAGAAAGACCCTGTGGTCGATCCCGAGGTAAAGAAACAGCTTGATACGCAGGCTAATGAGATTGCTGCGCTCAAGAAGGACAAGACCCTCTCGACCCTCAAAGAGAAACTCGGAGAGGCAATCGCAGTTGGACTTGTGGACGTAGCTCCGAAACTCTCGGATGTGGAGTCGAAATTCATCATTGACACCATCGAGGGTCTCCAGAAAGCGGTCAAGGAGCTTGGTGTGAAACTCGGTGAAAACGGTCAGATAGACGCGACCAACAAGGACAAGAGAGAGGCCGCGATCAAGAAGATAGCCGAGGACAAGAAGATCAACATCACCCAGGCGACTATCGAATGGGCTAAGGCCAATCCTGGTCTGGCCGCACAGTACTAAGGAGGTACGACATGGAGAAGAATTTACGAAAAGACGTTGTCGTTCCTGCCTCCGTTTCCTTGGTAGGTAAAGAAGGTTACGGTGTAGACTTCACCGGAGTCCTGGTTGATGGCCGTAGGGATGGCTGCAAAGGTATTATCAGTATGGGACGCCCTGCAGGTGAGGCAACCGAGGTTATCACCCAGGGTCGTTGCAAAGGATGGGCTTCCAATGCATCCGGTGCACTAGTTCCTATGTCTCCACTGTGTGTTACAGGGCCAACATCAGTATTGACAGTGAATCCTGCTCCACATCCAGCTGTGGCAGGTACATTTGTATTGGCTACTGTAGGAACTCACCATATCCGTGCCATATCTATGGACACTTACAACTCTACAGGTGCGCTTATCGAACTGTACCTGCTCGGCTCATAAGGAGGCATATTATGGCACATTGGTACGATCAAGTTCTCCCTGCGTTCGTTCAGGACGTAGCAAACAAATACATTGTTGATAACCCAATGAGTGTGTTTGACATCTTTCCCCAGGTCAACACAAACAAACTCACAGGGTATATCGCTAAATACAGCAAGGCCGACTGGCTCCGTATTGGAACAGTCACTGACTATCTCCGTGCTGGCGCTACCGAATCTATCGGTGACGACTTTGCGGTGACAAAACAGGCATACACGGTATTAGAGTACTCCTTCCACAAGGATATCTGCCGTGATGACTACCTTGAGTACGACAACCCATTCGACCCCATCAACGACGCCATCGCATTCTGCACTCAGAGGCTAAACAGGGTTCTTCTATCCAGTCTTGTTGCGAAATACCTGCCAGCATCTGGCGTGTGGGGAACCTACGATGACAACGAATCCAACGTTGAGTGGGACTATATCTCGTCCAGCATCTACGTGGTTGACCCAGTCGCCGATGTTCTCACCGCCCAGCAGGCTGTAGAGAAGGTCACTGGTTTCAAGCCCAACCGCATGATAATCACACCCGATGTCTACAAGGCTCTTCGGCTCAATACGTTCATCACCAACCGCCTTAAGGCTACAGATGACAAGGTTGTCACCCTCGGCATTCTCGCCAAACTCTTCGACCTAGACTCCCTCACCGTTCTCAACGCACCTAACGATGTAACTGGTGATTCAGTCACCGGCGCACCAACCGCTTACATGGCCACAAGAACAGCACTCCTGGTCTACACCCCTGATAGACCCACAAAGTTCGCCCCCAGTGCTGGATACCAGATGGTATACTCCCCAGGTGGACGGACCACCATTGAAGTAAATCGGATTCCTATGCCGATGCTCAATGATGCCTTGCGGATCGAACTCAGCATCAAGGTGTGTCCAGTCGTTCTCGCCGCTGATCTTGGCTACCAGTTCATCAACACCGCACTGTAAGCAAGTAGGTCAGTAAGTTAACTGGTGGGGGGTATGAACTCCCCACCTTATTGAGGTCGAGATGAAAGAAACCACATTACTCCTGGAAGTTGGAGAAGAGGCTCTCATCGAGCTATCCGCTAACGAACTCTCCTTGATTCTCAGCCTCTACGATGACTCACAGACACGTATTGCTGCCATGCGTGTCTTCGACATTCTCCGCAAAAAGTTCAAGCCTTCCTATCGCATGGGATCTTTATTCGAGGATCGCGCAGCCAAATATCGTGCCTACGAACAACTATACAATGAGTACGCCTCATCCATCGGCGCAGGCAAACTCGGCACTCCCATCGCGGACACGGACGTAGTGGATATAGATAGGAACAAATGGACAAGACTAACAAGATAATTTCCCTTTACCGTAAGGCCGAGGATTGGCAGCATAACGGAGCAACAACCCTAGTCGGTGAGTACCCCGTTTGGCTCGAAGAACGTCTCTTCGTAACTACCATCGGAATGGGTCCTCCGGCTAACATCGAGCGCGCCAGGGGCTTCTGCATTATATGGGAGCAATTAGACCTTTCAGACTGCAACATCACTTATGACGGAAAGACTTACGAAGTCCTACAAACTGCTAACTTCACCTTTCCAGATGAAAGCTTTTCCCACATGGAGTTTATCTATGGCTAAACTCCGCATGAAAGGGTCTATCTCCACTGGCCGTCGCAAAAGTTTCACCCAACTTCCTGACGATATGCAGACTTTCATTAACAGTATCGGTTATGAGGAAGCGAATTCCATAGGTAGGGATCTCTTACAAACTACAGCTGACTACCTCCCCATTCTCTCCGGTCGTCTTCGTAGTAGCGGCTTCCTCTTTGTCAATGGCATTCATGAAGCCACCACTCATTACGTTACAGGCCGTATTCCACAGAAATGGCCTATCGTTCCACCAAATCCCCCTCAACGCCTTGCCCTTCCTGGTTACAATACCTTCTCCGTCGATATCATATTCCATACTCCCAAACCCTATCCTGCAGTAGGTGGCAAATCCTTTGACTACTCCCGTCTATATGTTGACCGCATTTCCAAATGGTTCGTCTCCGGTCGTGCGGGCGCTGTAGCCCAGCGAGCCAATAAGATCCTTAAAGAATCGATCAACCAGAAAGCCAAGAGGATATTCGGATGACAGTACCAGAAGTCTTTAACTTTGTAGAAGCCGCTGGCCCCCTCACCCGAGGAACCAACTTCTTCGAGGGTTATCTTCCCGAGGGTGATCGTGAAGGTGTGGCTCTCCGTACAGCACGCAAGGTAGATGTCCAAAACCAACTCGAATCTGACATCATCATCGTCGATGTTGTCTACAAAAGCTACATCTACGCGGACACTCTATCCGATACTATCTTCAACGCACTAAAAACACAACGTGGTCTAGGCCCAGTCTGGACCATTGTAGGTACTATAACCAAAGATCATTTAGGAATCGACGATCTACGAAGAAACGTATTTGAAATACGATTCTCGATAACACACTACTAAAGGAGGAAAACATGGCGAACTATGAACTCGGTCCATGCGAAATCGCTTACTTCACCAGCTCTCAGAGTGCTGGACAAGCTGTAAGCCTCGGCAAGACCTTCGGAGGTGTTACTCTCTCCGTCGAGGAAACCTACCAGCAGCTCAAAACAGACCAAGATGGAACCGTCCCAGTTGACGAGTGGATCACAGGAACTACGCCAAAAATCACAGCGAAACTCGCTGACATCACCCTGGAAAACATCGCTCTCTTGTTCAAGACAACTGTCTATTCCCAAGCTAGTAACTCCAGGAAACTCGTCGAAGTCTCGTCCAACACAGGCTATTCCCTCAAGTCCAACTACATCTCAGTTATCATCAAACCCTACATGGGCGGTGTTCCAGCTACAAACAGAAACTACTGGATCACTATGCCTGTCGCTGGCATCCGTGCTACTGCATCCATGGAGTACAATGTGGACACTCAGCGGGTCATCAACTTCGAGGTTTCAGGATACCCAGATGCAAGTGGACGTGTCATTAGGTTTGGAGACACCAGAGTAACTCACGCATAATGGCGATCGTTAACTTCGGACCCTCCACCATCTTGTGGGGCAGTACAGACCTGGGTAAGACTACTGGAGGCGGTAGTCTTACCCTTAACACCCAACAGTACCGTACCCTCCGTACCCAAACTGTCATGGAATACATAACTGGCGGTACTGGCATCCTGGACTTATACCAGCTCACTTCCCCTATTACCCTCATTGACGATATGGTCTTCCATGACTACGACATCCTCCACATTCACCCATACTTAGCTACAAGCACTAATAAAACCTACATTCACCTTCGCAGTTGTAAACTATTTTTCCCCGCAAACTTCAACATCGGAACCCTCGACCAAAAACCCCTCACTATTCGTCTCTCCTTCCGCCCAGACCCAAGTTCTCCCTATGCCGTTATCACCATAAAGGACGCAGACGGTTAGTAATTTGCACTGTGCAAATTACAAACAAATAAACAAAAAGGAGATTTTATGAAAGTTGTTGACGTAGATCAGATTTTGAAGGAAGAAGCAATCACGATAAAACTACATGGGAAAGAGTTTCCTGTGTATGACGTGGATGAGGAGTTGCTTTCGGTGTTTGATGACCCGAAGATGTCGAAAAGGGAGATCGTGAAGAAGATCCTAGGATGCGCAGATGAAGACTTGGAGGGCTGCGGGCTACTTACATTCGCCACGATTATAAGTCAGATTTCTCGAAATTTTACCCAGCGAGCTTCTCTAAACGATCTATTAGAAGGCTCGAAGCAGCCGGAAGCATAGCACACGTTTTGCATATTGACTTCTTTGTGGCCTTGGAGATGCCATGGAGGAAGTTAAGGCTTTTGTATAATGAGTCAATGAGACAGAGAGCGATAAATGCAGGAATGACAGCACAACTGTTTAGCAAGGATGCATCAGTGATGGAGAGGTTACTGAAGATCCATGGAGAGTATACCGAGGGGCATGTAGAAGAACAGTTGATGGCTTTGATGGGAGCATTCGGTGCCGATAGAAAATGAATATGACATTGAAATAAGACTGATAATCGACAAGGCCCAAGCGGAAGTATCGAAGTTCGCTGGGTTACTCAATAACGTCAGTAAGAACACATCCCTAGAACCTTTAGTAAATCAGTTTAACCAACTCAAGGCATCAGTAACCTCCGCTGGGCAAGCCCTAAAAAATGTCCAACAGCAGGCTTTTTATGCTGGACAAAAACAAATGACTACTGGTACTCCCGCAGCGACTACACAAGCTCAAGGAATGTTCCAAGCGTCGATAAATGCTGCTCAGGGGGTAAAGACACTTGGTGGTGCACTTAGCAATGTAAATACTCAATTTAATACGACTAAAGCCACCATGGCTAACTTCCAGGCACAAGGCAAGCAGTTTAGTGGCTTGTTAGATGAGTGGTGGCACAGATTTGGGAGTGTCGCAATAGCATTCACCATAGTTTATCGAGCGATGAATGCCTTGGAGGCGGGGATTGGGCAGTTGGCCGGAATGATAAAGAAGGCCATCGTCATTTCTGGAGAACTGGTAGCTGAACAAGCAAAACTAGCTGTATATGCTTCCTTGGCATCAAAGGGAGCCATAAGTATCTCCGAAGGTTTTGATCAAGCATCTGGTCAAATGATTGCACTCCATGATGCGAGTGTAACGTCGTTAAGCACTTTGGATGACCTGATAGTTGGATTGGATAAACTTGGTCAGGCCAACATATTCCCTAGACCAGAGCAGATGAAGAACTTTGCCGACTTTATCGACCTAATGGTCCTGGTATCTAAGACAACAGGGAATACAGCAATGCAAATCCGGTCAGAGATGCAGGGATTATTGACTGGACAAATGAGACAACAGAACGTTCTTGTCAATATGTTACATACGATTGGGATCTTGACTGATGAAGACGTAGCAAATTTGAAGAAAATGACTAATAGGTTAGAAATAATTGACCGGATACTGACATTGGTAGGGAAGAACTGGGAAGAGGTACTGAAGAAGATCACCATGGCGAGCCCAGAGATGGCTATGAGTGTGTGGGAGAAGGGGATTGTTCGAGTAATGACTCGGGTTATTCAGATGGTGTCTCAGAAAGAAGGAGTATCAAACATTTTTGGGCAAGTTATTTATGAGCACCTGACGAAGTGGAATGAACAATTCAAGGATCTCGTCCATAGTGAAGACGCCAAGGCTATGGGTGTGATGATGATGAAGTTACGTGATGCATTAGACATGGCTTTGACCGCTTTTGAGAATATAGTGCCGTGGGTAGCTAAACTATTCGTGGCCTTTAGTAATGCCGAAGGACCGATACTGGCAGTGTTGAAGGCTTTCTTGATGTATGAAGCCATCAAGTTTCTAGTAGGAAGAATAAATGCTATCTGTATCGGTATAAAAGCTTTAGGTGATGCATTTATGTGGGCATCAGGACCATTAGGCCCGTATATTGGTGCCATCGCTGGGTTGGGTTTGGCGTTTGTGGTGTTACATGCGGCAATAAAAGCACTAATAGAAACAGGATATCTACAACAGTTCAAGGAATGGGCTGAGGGATTCGATGTAGTAAAGAATATGGAAAAGTTTGCCCTCTTCGTAGCTGATCTTATAAGCAAAATGGACAAGAAGATGGCAGATTGGGCACAACAAACAAAGGCATTAGGAATACGTGCTCCTGGCATGGAAAGTTTTGCTGTACCAAGCATGACTCCCCCCAACGCTGGAGTTACCTATGGCTTGGGATATAACACAGTCACCGGAGCAGCCGCAGGTTTGGGTAATCAAGTCAAAGGGAGTTTAGACAAGTCAAAAACATTCGTAGAACTTTTTGTGAGGGATGTTAATAGGGACTTTGGTAGTGTTTGGGATGCATTAATCGCGCCATTTAAGAAGTTCTTTGAATATGTCTCTGGTGTAAAACTCGATTGGGCTGCAATAACTGGTGGGAAGGGAATAACTGGCAAAGACCAGAAGAAAGCTGCTGAGGATTCCTTAGAAACACTCATAAAACTGGCGGGGAACCTAAATACCACATTCGAGGCCATGGCCAAATCAGGAGTCAAAGATGCAACCGTTTCCATGGCACAGTTCCAGACCATCTTAAAAGGTTTACGTCTGGAGATCGGTGCTAAGTTTGATGAGATAAAAGTGCGTAGGGATGCCATACAACAACTTCTTGAGAAGACAGATGATGAATTAAGAAAGAAGGGAATAACAAAAGTCCAGTTACGCATGGAGTTGATAGGGCTGGATCAGCAAGAAGATGACTTAAAGAGATTAAGGGACCAAGCCACAGCGACCACAACAGTCTATGACGGCCTATGGGCGGCTATGAAAAACCCCATAAAAATCACCGAAAAGTCACAATATGAACTGCAAAAAGACTTCAACCTTCTGTTGGAACAAACAGCAGACGATGTTACGAAGATACAGGATAAGTATGTACAAGGGACTCAAGACTACAATAACGCTATGAGAGACTTGTTAGCAAATGTGCTCCCGCAGTTTAAGGCATTCACGTTCGTCGATCCTGACTATACAAAAGCACAGGACACAATTACCAAAAAGTACAGACAGATGGCTAATGACGCAAGGATCTGGACTGGTGCCGTTGCCGAGGGGTTCAAAGAAGTACAGGACGTGAAGGTGTTCGACGCCCTTAGAGACATTGTCGTTAATGCTTTCAAGGGTATGACGGATGCGATTGTAGATTTCGTCGATACTGGGAAAGTGAATTTTCACGACATGGCTGTAAGTATGTTGAAAGACCTTTTACGCTTGGAGATTCAGTTAGAAGTGATGAAACCACTTGCCAACTGGATGGGTGGTGTGTGGGGTAGCATATTCCCAAGTGCTGAACGTCACGCTTCTGGTGGCATAATCGAGGAACACATCATCGGTTATGGAAAGTCTGGAAAGCGATATGAATTTGGAGAACAAGGACCGGAAGCAATTACTCCGCTGGGATCTTCCATCCAGTCCTCCGCACCAGTGGAAGTCCATATCCACAACGCTCCACAAGGAACATCTGTACAGGAATCTACCACTTCTCGTGGTGGGAAGCGGATTGATGTAATCATCGACCAAATTGTTTCGAGGAAATTAGCTGGAGGGAGCATGTCACAATCTACCCTTCGTTCTATGTATGGACTCCGACCAGCACTTGTAGGGAGGTAATATGGCTAACTGGCCTGCGGCACCATTTCCCCAAGAACTAATTGAAACAGGGTACTCTGAATCACCGCCAAACAATCTCCTACGGACTAATATGGACGTAGGTCCAGCAAAAGTAAGAAAGCGTACCCTGGCAAATGTACGATCTATATCAGGACAGATGACATTGACAGCTGCACAAGTCGCAACATTGGATACCTTCTTTGTCACCACAACAAACTACGGAGCCGATGCATTCACTTGGGTTAACCCACGAACTGGAGTAACAGCCACCATCCGTTTTGTGAATCCACCAGCGTATACATCCTTGGAGGGCGGCATGTACTCCGTGGCCTTGTCCTTGGAGATCCTACCATGAGTCGTAGCCCTTCACTCACATTCAAACAGGCTGTCTACGCACAGGAAACTTCACAAGTCTTTGTTATCCTTATCGAAATCACACACCCAACTATGGGAACACCAATCCGCATCTGTAGTGGTGGACAAGACATTACCAGCGGAGGTAATCTCTTCGTCTATTATCCTTTTGAACTCAATCTCCCTGACGAGTCAGCCGAAAGTGTCCCATCTGCGACACTCACGATCGATAACGTGGACAGATCCATCATTCCGGCTATCCGAGTACTCTCTTCACCACCATCTGTCCGCATTATGGTTGTCCTATCCACCACACCAAACACCGTTGAGGCCGATTTCCCAGTCTTCAAATTTACGGAAATCACATATGATGCACTCACTATAACTGGCACAATATCCATCGAAGACTTTCTCCTAGAGCCTTTCCCAGGGGATTCCTTCGTACCATCTTTATTCCCAGGACTATTCTAATGGACGTATCAGGGATATTAAACTGGATAGTAGTTTCGGACTTTCATTTTGGGGATCAGTTAGGTCTGTGTCCACCATCTCATGTTCGCCTCGATGAAGGCGGCACCTATCACCCAAACATCATCCAGAGGAAAATGTGGAACTTCTGGAATGAGTTTTGTGATGTGTGGATTCCAACAGTCACACGGAACGAAGACTATGGGATCATCATCAATGGAGACATCATCGACGGTCTCCACCATCAGTCCACACATCAAATCTCTCATAACTTAACAGACCAGAAAAACCTCGCTTTGATGGTTCTCGAACCTTTCATCACAAAAAGTTGTGGGGCACTCTACATAACTCGTGGCACCGAAGCTCACTCCGGTCCAAGCTCCCGAATGGAAGAAGACATAGCTAAAGACCTTGGAGCCATCCCAAACAAAGTTGGACAGTACGCACGATATGACCTTTGGAAACGCCTTGGTAGTCACCTCATTCACATAATGCATCATATCGGCACGACAACTTCCTCCGCCTATGAATCAACTGCTGTGAACCGAGAACTGGTGGACTCATACAATGAAGCTGCTCGATGGGGTGAACGGGCTCCAAGTGTCATCATCCGTTCTCACCGTCATCGACATATCAAGGTCTCTCTACCATCGGACTTAGGCGAGGCCATTGCAGAAGTCACCCCAGGTTGGCAGGCGAAGACACCATTTACCTATAGGATCGCTGGAGCACGTCTCGCACCACCACAATTTGGAGGTATCATCATCCGTCTAGGAGACGAGGAAATATACACCCGTGGCTTCGTGAAGACGATAGGGAGAAGTGATATTGAAAACTGAAATCACTTTGGATGAATGGAATAAAACACTGGACGAGTTAGATCCTATAGCTAATAGACCACCTTGTCCCAGGTGTGGTAGCACCGATCTTCGTAGTCACGGTATTAAATGGGACTGTGCTTCATGTGGTGTTGCCTTCAAAAAAATTTTAGTGGGTCGCTCTTTACCGCCTGACATGAACACACGTCCAAAGTGTCCAAAGTGTGGTACTCCTCAGCCCAGGCGTAATGGGCCTAATCGCTGGCTCTGTTACAATCCTAAATGCTGGCATCAGTGGAAGACACGTGAATGTAACTGAATACATAGGACTCCCATTCTGTAGTGGTGGGCGTGAAAAAACCGGTCTCGATTGTTGGGGACTCATTCGCCTCGTCTACCAGGAACAATTCAACATCGAACTTCCTATTTACAAGGGAATGGATGGTGAGAAAAGTGAAGCGAGGGAGATAGCAGCATGTGTTCACGAACACATATCCGAATGGATAGAAGTCGAACGTGGACACGAACAGGAAGGTGACATCATTATTCTCCGTATTAACGGCTGGCCTATGCACATTGGGGTAATAGTCAAAAAAGACTTTATGCTCCACATCATGAAAGGTATGAATGTTGTCATGGAAAAATACACCTCCCCAATGTGGAATAAAAGGATCTTTGGGATTGTCCGTCATAAGGAGTTAGCATGAGTGATGAAACGCGCATTGTAGCTATACCACACCCATTCACCACAGAACGTATAGATAGAATAGTCGAACCAAAAGGCTCTTTGGCTGACATCCTTGATAACTCAGGCATTCTATTCGCTCCAGGTTCTAACCTTCGTGTCTTTGTAAATGATCAATTAATTCCACTTGAGCAATACGAAACCTACCTACCCATTCATGGCGACATCATCTATGTCCGTGCGATTCCTATGGGTGGTGGAGGAGGAAAAGACATCCTTCGTACTGTTATGATGATTGCAGTTACTGCCATAAGTTTCTACTATGCTGGTCCCTTTGTTGGTGATTTGGTAGCTTCACAAATGTTCGCTACTGGAGCCTCCACTCTTGGGGGCTATCTAGGTGTTTCAGGCGCAGTGTCCATGGCTACTGGAGCACTAATGTCCTATGGCGGTATGCAACTCATTAACGCCATTGCACCCATCCCACAACCATCAATAGATACTCCCGCACGAGACACTGATAAAGTCAAACAATACAGCATCGAGGGCACACAAAACAATGCTAACCAATGGGGTGCTGTGCCAGTCATCCTTGGGAAAACCCGCTTCGTTCCACCACTCGCCGCACTCCCATATAAGAAACTCCAGGGTGACGATCAATCCCTTTAC